ATTAGGCAACATCTGTAACTTAAAATGCCGTATCTGTGGGTCGTGGTCGTCGAGCAGTTGGGCTACAGAAGAAATGAATTACCTACCGCCAGGCGAGGATAAGAAGTCACACATTGCCTATACCTGGTTACGGCAAGGTGCTTGGCCACGCAAGACAACAACATTCTGGGATAATATGCGAGCCCTGTTGCCCAATATCAAGTACTTTGAGTTTACAGGTGGCGAGCCTTGGATGATCCAGGAACACTTTGATCTACTACAATATGCTGTGGATCAAGGACATAGTCGCAATATTGATATACATTATAATACCAATGGAACACAATCACCGGATCACGAAGAAATTTGGAAACACTTTGGGCGTGTCGACATTGCTTTTAGTATTGACAATGTAGGCGATCGTTTTGAATACGAACGCTTTGGCGCCAGCTGGACAACTGTAAACGAAACAATTGATCGTACTCACGCAATGAAAGCCTCTACTTGCCCAAATATTACTACTCAATTATGTTTTACTATTAACATACAAAATGTCTATTATTTAGATGAACTACTGGCCTGGGCGGATACTAAGAATTTTGGTAGTGTACACTTTAATATGTTACACAGTCCCGAAGTTATGAATATACAGAATATGACACCCCGAGCACAAGAGTTAGTCTTAACAAAATTAAAAAATACTCAATGGGCCAACAGCCACTATCAACAAGAAATTGATAATGTAATTAAATTTATTGAATTAGGCGCAGGCAACGAGGGAGTTGAGTTCCGTAGACGTATGAAGGAAACTGATGCATATCGTCATCAAGATTTCAGAGATACACACCCTGAAATAGCCGAGGCCATGGGTTATGCCGCAGATACAAGTAACATTTAAAGATTGCCCTACGTTAGAATTAGACATTGCCGAAACAGCGGTAGGCTATAGCTATGCCAACTTAATTAAATCTAACTACGAACAAGAGTTTCCTATATTTAGGGACAGGCCCAAATACACAGTTGAATATATGTTGGAGTTAGCAAGAGAAGCTAAACTAAAACTTGGATGGTCTTGGGAATTTGATCATTATGATGTTGGTGTAACTGCTTTACTACACAAAGACTTAGAAGAATTATTGGCCAATGGGTTTGATCGTGTACCAGCTGAATTAGATCATTTGTTACACGAGTTACACTATTGTTTACATTTAATACAGTTTGGACAAAAACAAAAAAGAGATGCTTGGTTGCAAATAGAATGGTTTAATGATGCAGGATTTGAATTACCTGGCACAGATCTTTTCCAGCACACACTAAAATTTGGCGACTTACGATTACAAAATCCCTATGTAGGGCATGGACCGTTACAAATATTTTTAGAAAAAGATTATACAAATATTTCACAAACTTGTAAATTTCATGATTTTGTACGCCCAGGCATTAATATAGTAATTGCCAATTTTGATAAACCTGTTGACGTTGACGCAATTATTTCAGCATTTAAAGATCATGCACCTGAGTTTGTTGAAGAGCATACAGAAGAAAAAATTATTAGTTATATTGGATACCCTGTGATTGGTCGTGTAGCAAATTTAGATGCATTAGTTGCGGTTGCTAATGCGCCCGTATTAAATTTAGAAAGTATTACATTCAATGGTTGATAACTTAAAGTTATACGTACTCGAAGAAGATTATAATATGATGGCCGGAGCCGACTGGCCAAGTTTTCGCGATTATTTAAATGGCGCTGTTGGCAAAAACCCAACCATACAAAAAGAATTAGATAAATTTACTGAAGAACAAATAGCATTAGGCCCTAAAAAAGTTTTTAATGTAACCTGGACTACCAAATACCGACCAACAAATTTTGACGACCCTGACCACGACTTAGTTTATAAACGACAGGCATTTAATTTGCCCAGTGTTAAAACAGGAATAAAACATCGTTGCTATGTGCCATTTACAAATGTAACAGTTGACGTAAATGGCAGAGTATTTGTCTGCCACTGTGATGGATTCGTGCCTTTCCCTGTGGGACATATTATGGATTTTCATAGTTTTGATGAAATTTTTTCAAGTCCCAAGGCTGTGGAAATTCAAGAATCTATTGCATCCGGTGAGTATAATTTTTGTGCAGTAGATCAGTGCGGTATGCGATATGCCCCAGGCAATGTAATAACACCTTTGTCCTTATACATACAAATTGATATAAGCTGTAATATTACTTGCCCAAGCTGTAGAGAACATATGGTCTTTATCAAAGATGAGCAAATTATTGATGGGTATTTTGTCTGGACCGAACGAATGAAAGAGTGGATTGCTAAATCAGATAAACCTGTACGAGTAGAATTAGCCGGCGGTGATCCTTTTGCAAGTCTTTTGTACAAGCGTGTGATTGATTCTTACGCAGAGTTATCAACAATTAATTTTAGCATTAAAACAAATGCTTTGTTAATGAAAAAGAATTCTGAAACAATTGATAAAATAAAAGACAAAACAGTCTTTAGTATTAGCATAGATGCAGCTACAAAGGAAACTTATGAAATAGTTAGACGTGGCGGAGACTGGGATCAACTGATATCTAATTTAGAATATTTTTTAACTTTGAATAAAACAGCATTAGGCAATTTTGTAATACAACGAGCCAATTATAAAGAATGCATAGACTTTGTAAAGTTCTGCCGTCAATATAAACTAATACCAAATTTTACAGCTTTACAAGATTGGGGCACATGGCACAACTTTGATGAGCAATGTGTACATATTCCAAGTTCACCTCACTACGAAGAATTTAAAGAAATTTTTAAAAACAAAATTTTTAAAACAGTCAATTTAAGTTCTATTAAGGCATGGCTATGACAAAACCCGATACCTTATGTATGGCACCCTGGACGCATACTTACCTTAGTCCACAGACTGAGCGCCGTATGTGTTGTGCAAGTAGAGAACCTGCACAAAACTTTGAACAGTATATAGACACAGCAAGTGGCACAGGTAAGTATATACCTATTACATTAGACGAACATTGGAACTCAGATCATATGCGGTCAGTACGTCGGCGCATGATGGCAGGTGAAACACTACCCGAATGTGATGTATGCAATAGTAAGTTATTAAACACCGACGTTTACCGTAGTTATTTTAACCAGCTGTTTGGGCATAAGTACTTAGATGCAATGGCAATGACAGATGTTACGGGTTTTACTACAATGAAACCTGTGTCGTGGGATTATCGCTTTAGTAATCTCTGTAACTTTAAATGCCGTATGTGTGGCGATATGTTGTCCAGCGCCTGGGAAAGTGAACAACGTCAGCATCAAATGATTGACTGGACTAATCCAAAAAACAATTGGATGAAGCCCGAAGTAAAGAAAGAAATTGAACAGTTCCAAGACACGCAAATTGAACAAGAGTTTGCCGACGCAGTAGAGGAACATCGAGTAGAAGAAGTGTACTGGGTAGGTGGCGAGCCGTTGATGTATGAACAGCATTGGCGGTATATGAAACGTATTGTTGAATTAGGAGATGGTCCAAATGTTTACGCTCGATATAACACAAATCTTAGTCGTGTTAATTATAGGGGCATTAATCTCTATCGTGACATTTTGGCTGGGCTTCGAGACTGGCAAATCTGTGCAAGCATCGATGGTACGGGCCGAATTGGAGAGTATATTCGATCAGGTCTTAATTTTGATGAATGGCTTAAGAACTTCACTGAAGGAATTACGTACAGCAAACACAGCCGCCAAGTCCGTATGGACTTCACTCTTACTACACCAGGACTCTTTGAAGTACAAAAGATACAAGAACTCGCGAAAACTCTCGGAGTAGACGTATTAGCCAAAGTAGTTTTTAGTTTTTCCCCGGATATCATTATGTCTCCGCTGGCACTACCTAAGTCGGTATTACACCCTTGGGTAGACGAAATAGTTGCCGGCTTAGAACCTGGCGCCCTGCGCGACATAATGGTCCAACTTAAAACCCGTCCCACGTTTGCTGAACAATGGCCCGACACATATCAATCAGGTCTGCAACGTGGCAAACAACGCATCTTACGACTTGAACAAATCCGAAATGATCAGTATACTATGCGTGATATACTTGCAGAAAGATCCGAAGCATTAGAATGGTATGACTCAATCAGTTAAAATAATATTAAGAAATCCACTGAATTATCGTGATCAAATTGATTATACAATCAATGTATTTGACCACGAACTTGGTGCTGACTGGACTCAAGCACTTGCGGAGTTACTGCAATCTGGGAACCTGTTAGAAAAGAATTTCTGTTTCATGGGATTTCCTAAAACAGCACGTACATTAGAATATCTATGTAACGAACTTAACCAACACGTTCAAACAATTAATAACTTTTTTACAGATTATCAAATTGAAGAAACATTTACACCAGACAATGTAGTTGGATTTGACTGGGCCGACAATGGCGTTAACCATGAGATAATGAACCGACTACACAATCACTTTGAGCGACTACAAGGTACAGTATGGGGGCTAAGTGATTGGTATAAACGTGCAGACTATGAAACCAAATATGCAATTCGTCAATTGAACAATATATGTCATGAGATGGAAAATTTAATTCTCAGTCGACGCAAATTGTCAACTGACCCATATTGGGTACGTCCAAGCCAAATTACTACTTTTTTAAATGCTCGTCGTTACGATTTAAAAGACACACATCGTCAAGGATTTTTAACCAACGGTTATGATCGTGTCTTGGGTGGTGTTTATATGCACTGGACACAAATAGGTAAGACCTTATACGAAGTATTCCGTGATGAAGGTGCACCTGAGCTAACAGAAACAGTATGCGAAGCTATTACTGAGTTACGTTATTATAGCGGAGAGTTTGATGTTGAATGGGGCAACAATATTACCCTGGGTGGCGGACATTTCTGGCACGATAAAGAGCAGTCAGCATTCCGTGAATGGTTGGTTAACAACAATCGCGATCCCGCAGATCCTAAGCTGAGTTTAGGATACTTGCCATTGGGTCAGATTGACTTAACTGGCAGTTTTGGTACAACAGATTATAAAACTATTTGGGACACACTAAGCAGTCACTTAGACATATATAGAATAGAAGTAGATGGAGTATCAGCTGAGTTTGACTACTGCTGGTCCGACGCTACATATAAGCAAATGCAAATAGACATGATGAGGCCAGGATATGATTATAGTAGCCGGGGGTGATAGTTTTGTCTATGGTAGCGAACTATCAGATTGCGATACGTTTAAAGGCGCTCGTGGTAAAAATTTTAAATATAGTCTAAAAACATTTACGGCATTGGTATCTGCAGACTACGATTATGAATGCGTAGCCTGGCCTGGCTATGGAAATGATTCTATAGCACGTAGAGTTATCGCCGAGTGTGAGTCTATATTTCCTGAACGTCCAGTGGTTATTGTAAGTTGGACATTCCCGGGCAGATATGAATTTAGATTTAATTATAGTACCAATCAGATAAACAGTCCGTGGCATACTATTACTCCCTGGACTGTAAACACTATCGATGCTATTAAAAAAGAATATGCAACCTTTGATGAAAAAACATTAACAGACCAAATAGCCGCATTAGATCGTGCTCAAAAAACTGGAGTAGCGGATTTTGCTGACACATTCTATCGTCACGTTGGCAATAATGAATACTGGGAAATATATTCTTCACTTAAAGAAATTGTTTATCTGCAAAACTATTTAAAAACAAATAATATACCATATTTGTTTACCTGTGCTGACAACAGTATATGGTACAATAATACCATTGACAGAGCCGACAACATTATACATAGCCTAACAGAACAAATACGCAGAGATCAAGAAAATTGGTTTTGGTTCCCAGCTGGAATAAATCCACAGGATACGCAAAGCCCAAGAGGTTTTTATCAGTGGGCCATAGAGAATAAATACCCAGTAGGAACAACACATCCATTAGATGAAGCACATCAGGCAGCAGCCAAATTAATACAAGGAAAATTCAATGAGTTGGTTAAGAAATCTGTATAACAGAATCAAGCTGGAAATCCAATACCGTAAAAAATTAAAAGAACTACGTAAACGAGATCCATTTATCTATAAATGAAAACAATATTGGCCATTGGTGACAGTTACACCTATGGAGCAGAATTACCCGACGCCGGCCACGAAAGAGGCAACGATGGATTTTTTGTTTACAATAATCCAAGCCAATTTGCCTGGCCACAGGTATTAGCTAATAAATTAGATTCTTCGGTTACCAATTTGGGATTACCCGGGGGAAGCAATGATAGGATCTTTAGAGTTACCATAGATACCCTAATCCAAAATACATACGATTTAGTCATATGCGCTTGGACAGATGTAGCAAGACTGGATTTGGTATTTAACGGACAAGAGCTTCCGGTAACTGCTACCAGCAGTTGGCATCACAGACAATTTAAATGGTTACCAGAATATTTTGCTCAACACTATGAAGATCGACATGCTACCCAAAGTTGGTTAGTTAAACTGTTAGCACTACAAGAATATCTTAAAGGTCGCAATCAACGGTACATTTTTGTTAATATGCAGAGTAACTGGGATTGGGCAAATGATTTAACAAAACTCGATCTTGCTCATTATTTAGATCAAGTTGATAGCCAATACTTTTTAGGTTGGAACACCGGAGAAGGAATGACTTGTTGGCAAGGTGATTGTGTTAAAGGACCCGCAGGACATCCACTGGAACTTGGACACGAACGAATAGCAGATAAAATTTATGAACATATTGGGAATCTCGGCTGGCTTTCATGACGCTGCCGCTACAGTAATCAACAATCAAGGCGATATCTTGTATGCTGGACACGCAGAGCGTTACAGCAAAATTAAGAACGATCCTGATCTACATCGAGAAATGTTTTTTGATTTAGCACGTGGTCGTCACATTGATCATATTGCTTACTATGAAACTCCTTGGAAGAAACAACTACGCCAGCTATATTCAGGACAGGGCGTAGAGTGGAACAAGTTAACTACCGGCCAGGTACTTAACAAACAGTTACAGGGATTCTTTACAGGTGTTCCTGTTACAACACATAATCATCACCTAAGCCATGCCGCAGCAGGATTTCAAACCAGCCCCTACGATCGAGCCACAGTAGTAGTTATTGACGCTATTGGTGAATTTGATACAGTAAGTATCTGGGGTGCTCACTACGACAATGGAGTTGCTCGGTATCACCGGCTATGGGGACAACGATATCCTCACAGTATCGGATTGTTTTATAGTGCTATGACCAAACGTATTGGACTTAAACCCATGGAAGATGAATATATCCTTATGGGCATGAGTGCCTACGGTAGAGATTGGAAACAAAGCGACATATTAGAAAACGACTTTGTTGAAGAATTATACGATGTAAAATTTAAACAAAATTTACATCTTGGAGTTGACAATACCTACATGAGTCACGTTAGCCAAGAAGATATTGCCATTGGTGCCCAGGCACTTGCAGAAAAATTAATTTATAATGTAATGGTTCGTGCCAAGTGTTTTGGCTGGAGCCGCAATTTGGTATACATGGGAGGGGTAGCACTTAACTGCCTTGCTAATAGAAACTTAGGAGACTATTTTGATAATATATGGATTATGCCTAATCCTGGCGATGCTGGTAGTAGCCTTGGCGCCGCCGCTTTGGTTTATGGCGGCCGTCTTAACTGGCGCGATGCTTATCTGGGCCACTGCATTCCTGGTCCTTACCCTGTTAACTCTGCCCTGGATCATTTACTTAGTGATCGCATTGTGGGTGTTGCATCTGGTGCTGCCGAGTTTGGACCGAGAGCCTTAGGCAATCGTAGTTTGTTAGCAGACCCACGTGGCAATGATATAAAGGATAAAGTAAATGAAATCAAACGCAGACAAAAGTTTCGACCCTTTGCACCGGTTATTCTGGAGGAGTATGTTGATCAGTATTTTGATCTCCCTGATGGTTGGAGTGACAGTAGGTATATGCAAATCGTCGGTTATTGTAGGAATCCTGAGTTATTTCCTGCTATTACCCATGTTGATGGTACCAGTAGGATACAGACTGTACCAGCTGATGGATCAGGAATCAGAGAATTATTAGAAAAGTGGTATGTAATGACTGGCTGTCCAATGTTATTGAACACCTCATTAAACATTCGTGGAGAGCCAATGGTTAACGATCGTGCAGATGCCGATCGCTTTGAAAAATTATATAATGTAAAGGTGGTATCATGACACAACGTATTTTAATTATGGGTTTACCTGGTGCAGGCAAAACAACATTAGCAGCAGCTCTTAAACGCTATTTAGAAGAACACGGGGATATTAGCTATGGCCGAGCATTAAATGAATTCATCGATCCCAAGGTCTTAGTAAACTGGTTCAACGCCGATGATATTCGTCGCAAATATAACGACTGGGACTTCTCCAATGACGGTCGTATTCGTCAAAGTCTACGTATGTTTCAGTTTAGTATGGAAGCCGGTGGGGACTATGTTATCTGTGACTTTGTTGCTCCTTTAGTTGAAATGCGTAATAACTTCAAAGCCGACTGGACTATTTGGGTAGACACTATTCGCGAAGGACGTTATGCTGATACTAATGCCGCATTTGTTGAACCCGAAGTTTACGATTTCCGTGTCACAGAACAGGCAGCAGAAAAATGGGCAGAGTTTATTGGACAACACATAATTGACCGTCGCCGCCGCCCCGTATTCGACTGGCGGAAAGAAACTGTGCAGATGTTGGGACGTTGGCAACCATGGCATGATGGACACCGCGCACTATTTGAACGACTAATACAGCGTACAGGACAGGTAGTTATACAAATACGCGACTGTCAAGGCTGGCAAGGTAGTAATCCATTTGAAATAGAAAAGGTTAAATCATTTATTCGTCGCGATTTAGATCCTATCTATCAGGGTCAGTATGAAATACAAGTAGTGCCTAACATTGTACATATTGGTTGGGGCCGTGGCGTAGGATATACAAGCGGAGAAGAAACATTTGATGACTCTGTAACCGACATCTCGGCTACAAAGATTCGTAAGGAACTGGGGCTTGGCTAAAAGGATTTGGAAAACGTTGTCTTGGAGATTTATAGGATCCGGGTCAACGTTTTTAATCAGTTATGTTGTAACAGGGCAGGCATTTGTTGCCACCAGTATAGCAGTAGCCCAAATTATTGCCAATACCGTTTTATATTATATGCACGAAACTGCGTGGGACAAATTTTCACGTAGCTCAGACCAACATTGATCTAAAAAGCCGTTACTGTAAAATCTACGATAATTATGATCTAAGGTAGATTGCATTTCTTTTAATAAGTCTTCAAGATCACGTAAGTCGTAACCACAAATTTTTTGAATTAGATTTGTAACAGCAGTCATACGTTCTACAGGATCTTCGATAGTGTCGTAACTTTCGTCCCACCAATAGTCAAATGTTTTAAATCCATAGCTACGTAGATATTTTAAACTACCAGCAGGGCCAACAACAATAAAAGGCATACGACTTACGATAGGTTTAAACACTTTTTCTGTTAGATGATCTTTGCGATCCCAGTAGCAAGTTTCGGTAACAACATAGACAAAACTTTCCTGTGTTTCGGGAATAGCATTTAATGTAAAACTTTGATTGGGAATCGATTGATCTTTAAAGTCTATGCGAAGTTCGGGCAGTTGTTCTACAGTAGAGATTGTATCTTTGATTAGCGTTGCGTCCAATTGACTTGATTCTAAATGCTCAACATAATCGCCACCATCGGGACAAATTTTACTGTAGCTAACATGTCCGTAGTCTAATAAGTTACGTTTGGCTAATTCACTGACCAACAATGTACGGTAGACCCTATGTCCTCCGGTCAGTCGATTAAAACAAATATACTTTTTAGATAGTATTCGTTTACCGGGATCTATCATCAATGGATGATATCGATAGCCGCGAAACCAATCTGCTGCTGCAAATGCGTGATGGAAGTAATAAGCAGTTGGCCAATTGTAACGTTGTTTTATCGTATCCAAGGGCTCGCTATTTTGTTCGGTGGTGACTAATACAAATGGTGCCTGAAATTTTTCTTGAACATAATCAAGTAATCTATGATTATATTCTCCGTAGATGGGCTCTTGGTCATAAAATATAAACATAGGGCTATTTTTAACATAACCAGAAATGTGTCCATAGTAGTCAGTTATGGTTTCTATATTTTCTGGTTGAGTTGCTCCAAAAGGTCGTAGGTAAAGTAGCCTGCGATATGTTACAATAGGTTGAAGTGCCAGAAATATATTTTCGTAGTGACTGTGAATATTATACATGTTTGATGTTTTTTATTGGGGACCAAAGCCCAACTTATTCGAATTTGAAAAACCTGCTCAGGATTTAGCAGATGCCGCACGGCAGAGCAAAACCAAGTTCTGCTGGTATATTTATGGGGGCAACGATTACACAGACTTTAGTTTCGACTTTATACCAGTGCCATGGGAAGAACAGTATATACATGTTTGGCCCGACCAGTGGCAAGACAATGGCAGAGTTTATTTGATTAACATTGATACGGTAGATCAAAAGCAATGGCATTATCGCAAGGATCAACGGGTACACACCGTTAATCAAGCTGACATATACTATGTTGATCATCAAAACGGTACAATAGCACGTCATCAATTTGATGTGTTAAAAGAACACAATCCCAATATCCATAGAACACGTTTTATGGACAACTACTTAGACACATTCCGCCGAATCATAAACACAGCTAAAACAGAATATGTTTGGATCATTAATAGTGTTTGTGATTATACTACATTTGATTTCAATTGGCACCCAAGCCAATGGCAAGAAGAAATGATTCATTGCTTTCCCAGCGATAGTCAACGACGCGGAGATACATTTTACATTCACGTAGAATCGTTTAGCCAACAAATGATTGATTTGGAATTACTGGATTGGTTTAATGTTATCAACTATTCAGAAGATCAAAGAGTATTCCGATTTGAAACGCCCAGAAAAATATTCGACACAGATGATTTAGTAACCGAAATTCGCAACTATAAATTTGAAACTCCGTATGTACTATTTACTAACCAACCGGGCGTGAGTCTTTTGGCTACACCTTGTTTATGGTCACGAAAAGACCGCACGGTACAGCGTTTTACACGCTCGGGTGCTACTGTGTTAGTACCCCGAGATATTAAGGCTGATTTGAAGACGCAAATCTACGATTATCCACACCTTGAGGTGCCTGAAACGCAGATTAACGAGTATTATCGCGACAAGAATTTTCCAGGGCTGGACATAGTATACATATCTAACGGTGAACCAGACGAAGAACGATGGTATCGGCATTTATGCTATCAAAGCAATACTACCAATATAGAATGGGTACGTGGAGTCAATGGGCGAACAGCCGCTTATCAAGAAGCTGCACGTCGTAGTACTACACCTTGGTTCTTTGCGGTGTTTGCTAAATTAGAAGTTTTGGGTAGCGACTTTCCTTGGAACGAATGGCAACCAGACTATTTCCAAGAACCAAAACACTATATCTTTAATAGCCGTAATCCGCTAAATAACTTAGAGTACGGTCACCAAGGCATTATTGCTTATAACAAAAGATTAGTACTTGAAAATAATACTCCCGGCATTGACTTTACACTTTCGCAACCACACGAGTCAGTTCCTATATTGTCGGGAACAGCGCACTTCAACCAAAATCCTTGGATGACTTGGCGCACAGCATTTCGAGAAGTGGTAAAATTAAAACATTTTATGGCCGAACAGCCAACAATAGAAACAGAACATAGACTTACAACATGGTGTACAGTGGCCAATGGTGAGTTTGCTGATTACTGTTTAAAGGGAGCCAACGATGCTGTTGAGTACTATGCAGAAGTCGCTGGCAATTATGAACAATTAAAACTAAGTTTTGAATGGGCTTGGTTAAAAGAAAGATTTAATAAATGCAACCAATAAAATCAATTATAGTAGTAGGCGGTGGCACAGCCGGATGGATGAGTGCTTGTTATATGGTCAAACAAGGTTTTGATGTAACATTGGTAGAAAGTCCTAACATACCTACCATCGGAGTAGGCGAAAGTTGCCTGCCCGGGTTAGGTATCTTTTGCGACGCATTAGGACTCAAAGAGGAAGAGTGGATGCCGGAAGCTAATGCTCGCTATAAAATAGGCATCTTCCATCATAACTGGCTACGCAAAGAAGACACTCTATGGAAGCATTGGTTCTGTTATGATCGCAACGATTGCAACGGACAATACTACTTAGAGTCCGGAATACTACCTCCGGTCAAAGAAGGCAAATATGCTTTTCATATTGATGCTCTTGCTTTTGGTCAAATGCTTAAACGTCGTGTAGCAGATCCTGCTGGAGTTAAACACGTGCAGGCACACATCTTAGATATACAGCAACACGAAAATGGCTATGTAAAAGGCCTGTTATTAGATAACGGTACTACACTATCTGCAGACTTTTACATTGATTGTTCGGGTCCTGCACGTTTGTTTAGTAAGAAAGTTGGCATCGAGTTCAGCAAGTACGGTGACATACTTAATGATCGTGCTGTAGTTTGCCCACAACCATTAGAGCCCGGCGAGCAACCTAAGTATACAATCACCTATGCTGGAACAGCTGGCTGGATCTGGGACACAGGATTAGCACATCGTCGTGGTTGCGGATATACTTACAGTAGTCAGTTTATCACAGACGAACAAGCACGGGCCGAGTACTTAACATACTTCCCCAAAACAGATCAGAGCAAGATGCGTATTATTAACTATGACAGCACTTATTCGCATAATCCATTGGAAAAGAATGTATTGGCTGTGGGATTAGCATCAGGCTTTATGGAACCTCTGGAAGCAACCAGTATCTATTTGGTACAGTATTATTTAGAAACCTTTGCTAAGTTTGTTAACACAGGACGTAACCCAAAAGTCTACAACAAGGCAACACTTATTCTAACCAAACAGTTATACGACTTTGTCTTGACTAACTATACACTAACACAACGCGATGATACAGAACACTGGCGCTATTTTAAAGATTTAGAATCACGTTTGAATACTCGGGATTTGGTATTAGAATGGGCCGCACATGATGATGTGGGCGAGTGGGCTGTTACCAGAATGTTCTCACCATTTAACTGGTGGAGCAAGGCAACGCATTTTGAATTATACGATCAACGTAAATAATTTTCAATTACTTCTATAACCCGAGTAACTTCGCTGTCAGTTAGCTCGGGATAGATAGGCAAGCTCAAGCACTCGCGACTAAATGCTGTTGATTCTCTAAATAGCTCGCGAGCATAATCAATAAAATCATAGCCCACTGGCAATTCAAATAAAGGACGATCATAATGGAATTTACTTTCGATTCCATTGGCCGCTAAGGCTTCTTTCAATCCGTGACGTTCGCTGGTTCTGATTACAAACTTAGACCAGGCACTTTCAACGTCTTCTCTGGGTAGCACTACATCAACATACTCACTTAATTCGACAGTATAGTAGTTGGCAATTTTACGTCTACGTTCTTGCCACCGATCAAAGTGTTCTAACTTGATCAACATGGCAGCACAATCAGCTTCCGACATTTTACTATTAGTTCCAAATGCCTGATGATGCATCTTCTTACCGTTATCGCGTAGGTCCATTAGGTCTTCATAGATAGCAAAACTATCTGTAAGTACCATACCACCCGAGCCATAGTTGTTTAAGTTCTTAGTAGGATCAAAACTCAGCACACTAACATCACCTAAACTACCCGAAGGATGTCCTTGGTAAGTGGCTCCAAAACTTTGAGCAGCGTCTTCGATAACAAATATATCATCACTAAAGAATTCTGTTTGTAGTCTTAGTTTATTATAATCAACACAATGCCCAAATAGATTAGCATACATAACAGCATTAACACCTGCTCCAGTTAAGGCCATATCCATAGTTTCTAAATCTATTAGGGCCGCTGGATCTGTGTCACAAAACACAGGAGTATGGCCAGCATACAATACTGAGTTAAGTGTAGCGGCAAAACTTAGAGTGGGAATTAATATACGAGAGTCAGCTGGTATACAAGTTTGTTGAGCAAAGATCAGACCTTGCGTACAACTACCAACTGCCACAGCAAATTTACGATTACATCGACGTGCTATTTCTTCTTCAAATGCCCGAGTAGCTGGTCCATCTAATACCTGTCCCGTGAGGTATACTTCGTCAATAGCACCCATGAGTTCTTCACGGAGTTCTTTGTATTGACGTTCTACACCGAAGAAGGGAATTTTAATTTTGCTTGCCAATATGGACTTTCTGTAAACCACTGGTGATAACGTACAAAACCTTCTTCTACATCAACTTCAGGTGCAAAACCAAAGTCACGCCGTGCCGCATCGATGTTTAAGGCGCCACGCGAAGGAAAGTCTGCATCTTTATCACGACATTCAATTGAACCACGTCCTGCAATTTTAACAGCAAGTTCTGCGGCCTGTAGTAAACTGGTACTGTGGCTTTTGGTAATGTTATATGTATTATTAACAGCCGCATCGCTTAGTGTAGCTTGTACAATACCACGTGCAGCATCTTCTACATAGGTAAAATCTAACGTTTCACCTGCTCCGTTGACCTTAAGTGTTTGACCTCTGAGAGCACTAAGCATAAATTTACTAACCACACGATCTTCAACATCATACTCTCCGTACACAGCAGAGGGACGGATAATAATATGATCAAAGCATTTACGACGAGTATAGTCTTTAACAAGGTGTTCTCCCATTAACTTCATAATGCCGTATTGTCCTTGCGGACGGCAATTATAGTCTTCTGTAACTTGATCGTCAAAGTCGCCATAGACCATACTACTACTTATATAAACAAACTTGGGAATATTGTATCGTTTGGTCATTTCTAATAAATTAACCAATCCAGTTCCCATTACCTCGGCGCCCCAGACAGGATTGCCACTGACTACTTTTTGTCTTGGAAAACTTGCTAAGTGTATTACAGCATCTGCGTTGAGAGAAAAACTTAAAAAGAATTCTTCAACTCGTTTAATTTCTCTTAGATCCACATGATGTGTATTTGCTCGCATACGATCTCTGCGAGCCCGATACAGGTATTCTAATTCATCTGGTGGAATAAATCCGTAGTTGGTCACGCTATCTAAAATAAAGCACTCGTGTCCCTGTGCTTCTAACTGACGTACTACATTATGGCCAATAAAGCCGGCCCCGCCCGTTACTAAAAACTTCATAATACTCCTAAACAGCCATTTCGGCTTTGATTGCTTCGTGTGATTGATATCCTATTAACTTAATATCTGCCATGGTGAATCGCGCGATGTCAACAACATCGGGGTTAAGCCAAAGAGTTGGTGCAGGCAAGGGTTCACGCTCTAACTGTTCTTTTACCTGTTCAACATGATTAAGGTATATGTGTGCATCGCCGAGGACGTGAACGAACTCACCGGGTGTTAGCCCGCACACTTGAGCTATCATCGCCGTTAGTAGGGAGTAGCTTGCGATATTAAAGGGTACACCTAAAAACATGTCACAACTTCTTTGATACATTTGGCAACTTAACCGACGATCTTTGCTGACATAGAACTGTGCAAAAGTATGGCATGGAGGCAAAGCCATCTGATCTAATTCTCCAGGGTTCCAAGCAGATATAATATGTCTTCGACCATACGGATCCTTCTTGATGCCGTTAATTAAACTCGATAGTTGATCTGTTTCTCTGATAGTAATCCCACCTTCAACACTGAAAGTATGACCAAAATCATTTGAGAAGCTACCGCCTTTTATTACTTCTGGGCTACGCCAATGACGCCACTGTACTCCGTAGACACGACCTAAGTCGCCCTCAAATTTAGCCCGGGGCTTCCAATAAGGAGCCTGTGCATTTGGTGTCCAAATAGTCACAGTACCTTCGCGTGTACCGTGGGTAATCTCAGCAAGACGACGTTCGTCACCTGAGCCTTCGATCATCCATAGGAGCTCGCCTACGCAAGCTCGCCATGCTAATTTTTTAGTAGTTACTGCTGGAAATGTTTCGCTAAGATCGTAGCGTTGTTGCATACCAAACAGGCTAATAGTACCTACGCCTGTTCGGTCGTCACGTTGTTCACCTTGATTAAGAACTTGGCGTAATGCGTTTAAATATTGGTTCATATTTTATAAATGTTGATTTGCGGTCATTTGATACAAGAGCTCTAACTGGAGTAAACCCAGTTAATAAACTTTTTAAATCTATCTTAGTATCTATTTTATATGAACCTTTGAAGTGTGTCAAATGAATTTGATCAAATAAATCAGAACATGCTTCAATTAATTGTGGTCCACCTACGACCCAAATGATTTGATCAGGATGTTGTTGCTCAAGTGCCAATACCTTTTCAACAATGTCACCATTAATTTGTCCGGCAAATTTTACTGGTTTCTTGCTGGCAACATATACTGTTCTACCATTTAATGGCTTAGGCATTTTAGGGTCAGCCCAACTACGACTACCCATAACAACCACATGCCCTGTGGTAAGTTTTTGAAAGTAGGCCAAGTCTTCGGCGTTATGGGGCCAAGGTAATGTTCCTTGAAAGCCCATACCGCCGTAGTAGTCTACGGCGAATATAGCATTAATCATAGATCTTTAAGTAATGAATCTGTAAAAGGTTGTACTGCTTTAGCGACGTGATCGACGCTGATAAAGAAATCCACGTTTTTAATAACGCGATCTAATTTGTGTAGCTTTTCGTTTATATCTGCTTCAAGATCCTCGGGTGCTACGCCTTCGGATAATAACTGTTGTACGTCTATATCAACTTCTGTGCCATCAATTAAATTAACTGTAAGTCCACGGAGAACAGATACAGGTGCTTCGGCTTTGTCGACCTCTGCAAGTATCTGTTTCCATTTAGCACGTTCGGAGATAGTTAATTTAAGCCGCTTGCTTTTTCTTGGCTGTTGTTTTTTTGGTTGTTGTGCCATTTGTTGTTGTCTTAAATGATGATGCTTCTTGTTCTAACTTCTCAGCTTCGGCCAATAACTGTTTGGCTTCTAATTTCATCTTAGCAGCTTGTGCGATGCGTTGGCTTGCTATTTGATCATCAGTTAATACATCACCAACTGTGGCATTACCAGAAACTTCTACTGGTTGTGTACGGCTTGAAGGGCTTACACCTACTTCTCTACCTTCTTTCTTACCAGTCATTCCAGCACCTTTGTCTAAATCAGCTAAACGTTTGATAGCTTCTTCACCAGTAGCCATTTCGTTTAGAATCTTGTTCAATTCGTCGAGACGAACAGTACTCTTAGCGTTAGGTGTAACAACAACTTGATTGGTTGGAACTTTTTTCAAGTAGCCAGACTTATGACATACTTCTAAGCAGTTACGTCCATCGGACATAGTATGGCGGAATAATGCATCAGCCAACTCTGCAGAGTTTTGTCCTACAGCACTTTCTAATACAGCCATAACTTCGTTGTGTACCAATGATGGTAACATGTCGCTATACAATACCAAACACATGTGCTCGTCGCCTGGAATCTGACGGTATGCCAATACGATCTTTTTATCGGCATGGCGGCCGACGTGTTTTAATACTTGTGCCATTTTATTCTCCTTGTGGCGCATCAGCGGCCGGAGTTTCCTCTGGTGCTGGTGCTTGTGCTGGTGTCAATACACCTTGTGCTTGCAAAAATGTAAATAGTTTATCATGCAAGGCTCCAACAGCAGACATCTCGTCGGCTTTAATTGCACCGCGTTGAGCTACTACTTGGATAGTTTGTAGAGCAAGCATAAGATCAGCAAGGCTTAAACTTGGGCCCTGTGGTTGTGCTTCTTGCTCTGTGGGTTGTTGTAATTCGTCAGACATGTGTTTCTCCGTTTAAAAATTAACTATAGTTATTTACGACCTACAGTTAGAACGGAAAAATTTTCTTACCAATCTTCTCGCTTGTTAATAGTATCTAAAATTAGGCTAAAAAAGCTGGCTTCTCCGGGTATTTCGAATGCAGCTATTTTTTGGATGTATATAGGGGTGTTTTTATCATCGCCACCGGCATATTCGTCGCCTACATAAAATCTACCCATTAGATTTTCCCAGATCCAATCGGTTATTACTTTATCGCTGACATGGCCATCGAAGCGTATAGGGGTAAAGTGCGGAGGACAATGTTCCATTCTCCGCAGGCCAAAAACCGCTAAGGGATTGACTTCATTTAGCTTTAGCATGTTTTTCTTTGAGTTCTTTTTTAGTTTCTTCTGAAACTTCGCCCTCAAGAATAGTCAGTTTAAAGTCTTCGGCAGTAGGTTGTTCGATAACGATTTTCTTTAGCAAACATTCATCTGCTGTAGCTTTAAATGATTCTACCACGTCAAACTGTCTTGTGATCATTGCAATTTCGCAGGCTCTGGCCAAGTCCTCGAGACGCATTTCTAATTCCATAATACGTTCAACTGCGGCATCTAAATCTTCGGGTTTGTTGATTAATTTAGCCTCGGGTACCGGGGGTAAATCCTTTTCGTCAACTGCTGTGGTAGTCATATTATGCTCGTTTATTAAGATGATAGTTAAGTGTAATTAGTACAATATCAAATACAACGCCGGGCCAATTACCGTGGCTAAATTCATGTACGGCATCTAAGGCCAACCAACCAATAATAAACCAAGTAATTTCTGTATAATAACGACGATACCAATTTATAAATCCATTCATTTTGTTTCCTTAACAATTTGTTTGTATCCGGCCCAACTTGGGTGAATACCATCTGGTTGTAAACTCTTAATAGGCAAAACAACATCACCATATTCGCCCGCTACTTTGCGTACAATCTCTTGAATGTCGGGTTTAATAGCAGGTAATATCCAGTATACACGATCTGCCTTTGTTAGTCGACGAATTGTTTGCAATTCTTCTTCGGTCTTTACGTACTTGTGATCATTAGTACCTAAACTAATGATAACAGTCTTGGCCTGGTATGGCGCTTTATCAATATTCTTGTTAACCCATTGGTAACTGTTAATACCACCCTTGGCGATTACAGCACACTCACGATCGAACATCTGCGTTCCTACAGCGATACTATCGCCCATAATTAAACATTCTAACACTTTAACGTCTCCCATATTAATGTTGGATCATTCTTTGGTACTGCGGCCACACATTCAATATAACCTTTGTCAAATGCCTGTGCAATAATATCAGCATAGGCCTTTGGGCAAGTGGGATTGATTAAAATACCCGCACGGTTAGCTATAGTAAAATCACCTTGCAGTTGAAAACCGGGATCGCCTTGTTGTAGGGTAACCCAAGGACTTGAGCTCACAGTAAATGTCATTCTTCACCTATTAGTTTAAGAATATGAATAATCAAAACGCATAGCACAAAAGCAATAGCTATTATACAAAGTGCTTCAGCGATCCAATTTTCAATCATTTCTTGGCCTCTTCCTCATAGTGTGCCCAGATACCCCACGGTGGCTCACAGTTAGGATTACCTTTGATAATCCATACAGTATCACAGTAGTTCTCTTCGCCCCACTCACCAAACGGCATACCGTCAGTAAACATGATAAACTTCTTAGGCTCAATGCCATTCTCTTTCATGAATTCCCAGTTAGCCATAAAGTCTGTACCGCCGCCACCTTGTGGTTGGTATTCGGCAATGTCACGCAAGTTATCTGAGTTAAAATCTTCTGGATTGTAAACTTCAGTGTCAAACGACCAAACTTTGATATTGTATTCTTCGTAGGCTTCCATGATACCACGGATTTCGCTTAAGAAGCATTTGATATCATCACCACCAATACTGCCCGATGTATCAATAGCAATACATACATCAATCTGTTCGCCTGGCTTGGCAGCAGGTAGTATAGCATCCATATGCCAAGATTTACGGCCGGGACGAGCAAAGGTATAGTCGTTTTTAATGGTACTTTGGATTTGTTGCTCCAACAGTTCCTTCCAACCAATCTGTGGCTCTGTTAAATCTTTAATAAGACGTTTAACACCACTTGGCAAGTTACCTGCACCTGCGGCCTGTGCGGCTTGCAGTACAGCTTCTTTGATCTCATCACGGATAGCTTTCTTCTCAGCGTCGCTGAGTTTGGGCTTTTTACCGCCGTTACCTTCTTCATCGCCGTCACCATCTAAATGCTCATCTAACAGCATCTTAGCGAGATCGTCCATGTTAATTTTGTTGGCATTTTTCATTAAGTCGTCGTAGACTTCTTCTGCTGACATGCCTCTGTACTTAGAATCGTACAATACACCACATACTGTGATCTTTTCGCCAATCCGTTGCTCAATTAAATCCGCATTAACGCAGAAGTCGTCGGCAATGTTCCAAATCTTAGGATCACGTTCATTACGTCGACCCATATGGTCATAAACCGCATGAAGAACTTCGTGCCCTACAAGAAACTCTACCTGCTTCAAGGGCATGTTATTAACGAACTCGGAATTATAATAAAAACGACGTCCGTCTGTTGCGGCAGTAGGACACCAATCATCGGCATTGACCAAATTCATACGTGTAGCAAGGTTACCAAAAAATGGTGCTTTAAGTAGCAAACCAATACGTGCTGTGATCAGTTTTTCACGAGCCGCGGTATCTACTTTAGGGTCTGTCTTTGGGCGTTCTTTAGTTAATTCTGCTGTAGTCATAGTCACGGATTCCTTATTCATACTTATATTATAACACTTCTTGAATTACTGGTCTGTCGCTTTTTTACAACACTTGTCACAGTATAAAATTGGGGGACTTACGGGAAAGGAACCTGCCCCCGTCCGTGACTAAGCGGATTACTTACCAGACGCCGCGATAATGTACTTACCGAAACGTGTATGGAACTCGTCAAACGATTTCATCTTACCAGGTACCATTGGTAGATTATAAGTGGTTAACGCTACACGAGCACCCATAACAACCAACTCTGTGGAAAAATTCTCCATCATAAACTTGAGAAAATTATCCGCCTGGTCATGCCATTGTTGGAGTTTATCTTTGCCCAACTTGGCAAATTGTTCCTGTAATTCGTAGCACATGGCAACAGTCAACGAGTACATAGCTGATACTTCTTTGACCTTGAGATCTTTAACCTTGCCTTGCAAAATGTCTGCTGGGTTAGGCATCTGTCCAGCAACCTTACGGTGTGCCATAAACTTAACAGCCAAACCTTCACCTACTGTACCTGCGATCAAGTCAGTCAACTCTGCGTCTGTAGCATCTTCATCTTCCAAGAACTGTGACACGAATGTCCAAGAGCGTGGAGTAGCGAATGCACGGCTTGCGGATTTAGGATCAAAGTCCATTAAGTCTTGTTTGGCAAAACCAATGTAACCTACCACGTCCTTATGGATGTTATTATTAACTGCCCATGAAAACCATGAGTCAAAGTCCTTACGCATTTCCAAGTGAACGAAACGGTTAGCAAGTGGAGTAGGCATACGATATGTAACACCTTTGTCTGACTCACGATTACCTGCGGCTACGATTACCACATTGTCTGGCAATTTGTATTTGCCTACACGACGATTCAAAATCAGCTGATAACCAGCGGCCTGTACAGCTGGAGCCGCAGAGTTCATTTCATCCAAGAATAAAACTACCACTGGATACTGACTGGCAAGCTCTTCATCTGGCAAGTCGATTGGGGGAGCCCAATCCATAACTTCTTTGTTCTTATTAAAGAACGGAATACCGCGAATATCTGTCGGCTCCATTTGACCTAAACGCAAGTCAATCATATGGCCGCCAAGTTCTTCAGTTAAACTTGCAACGATTTCGCTCTTACCAATTCCGGGAGGACCCCATAGGAATACTGGACGTTTATTTTTGAAACAACGTAAGATACGGCTACGGGCTTCTGTAGGGCTAACACTACGATTCTCAGTCACGGACATTTACTTCTCCTTTTCTTAATTGATACACATATTATAGCAAATCTTGAATTACAGGTCTGTCGCTTTTAAGCAACAGCCTTGATTTCTAATACCTTTGCTGGGTAAGCAATATGACCATCGAACTTGAGTTGGCTCTGCTCAAACTCTGTCATAAAGTCATCGGCCACTACACCATACCCAACAATGTACTGACGGCTACCTACATCATTCCACTCAACTTCTGGGCGGAAGTAATTGACCAGCTCGGCAATGGCTTCGTCACTACGACCAGCTGAGCCCAATGGGTAGAAGAAATCCTCACCGCCTTTGAACTTCCAATGCTGAGGGCATTCACCTTCTCCGTCCCAATCATGGGCACCATAGTTTTCCATGTACTGACAAGTGATATGTAATTTCATTGCCGCTCCTGTTTAATTACTATACTATTATTATAACAAACCTTGAATTTTGGGTCAACCAAATTAGTTTGCTTCGTATGCTGGACGCAATACATTTTCCATCCACCATTGACGATGTGCAGCGGCCTGTTTAGGGCTCATTGTAATGTCAGCTTCTTTAGGCTCTGGCTTTGATTTTTTAATTTTAAGATTAGATGTCTTTACTGTGGTAAACAGTTTTTTTTGCACCGGTTTCTTAGCAGGACGAGCAAAAGGATTTTCGTCCTTGATCAAACTGGTAAGCAGGCCTGTAGCCTCAGGTGTATTATGATTAGGATATGAAATGGCTAAGTTAGTGAGTACATACTTAGCGGCATCATTCTTAGTCATTGGCGTAGGCAAGATTGCCATTGAAATGTCTGTATCACCAAGTTTAGCCAACTGTTGGGCACGGCTAATTTCGTTAGCAGTACGGAATTTTAAAACACCATTCATACGGCTAAAACCTGCAAATTGAACTGTCGTCATTGCTACTCCTTATTAGTTACTATACAAGTATTATAGCAAATAATGAATTTTGGGTCAACCGAAATCTGCACTCTTTTTGTGCTTGGGCTGGCGTTTATAGCGGGTTTTGAGCTCCACTTTTTTAGCCTTAAAGGGACTGTTGCTCAAAAACAACACCTTATGAGCACGAGTTTTTTGTGGGATTTTTACAACGATTTTATCCATCATACTGTAATTATACAATAAGATGAATTATGGGTCAACAGCGGGTTAATTGCTTGGCCAGGTTTTTTTGCTTGTTGATATTACCGGGTGTACCAGTTCCGCTTTCTTGATGTGAAAAAATACCGTAGAGTTGAACTACAGTAGGGTTTTTTCCTTCTATGGTATAGAATACGCTGAGATCTCTTGTTAGGTGTGCGTGACGTAATTTTGGAACAGCACGAGCCAAAGGGCCAGCATTGATAAAAGGTGTATCACTACTACCAAATTGTTGCCCTGGGTTTGCAGTTTTGGCCTGTGTAAATTCTTTAAATTTATCCGACAGTCCGGGATAGTTTTTAGTCTTTTCTGCAAAGGTACGATTAAACAAATCACAGGCTTGAAATTTTATACTGGTAGATACAGTAGCCTCGGTTAAGGTTTCTGTCCAGGGCCCTTGATGTGCCTGTAGAATAAGAGATTCAAATATATCAGTAAACTTCATACTACTATTTAGTAGTACCAATATACTCGTGGCTGTAGCAAAGTCGTCCTGCATCACGTGCGGTAGTGGTTCCACCATAGCCGGGCATTTTACGAGTAGTTCCATCTTTGTTCAAGTAACTGCCCAGGCGTGATTTTAAGTTAGTACTGGTAGGACGCCATAAGGGAGAATTCTGCCGATGTTCGCCAAAACTTGGATGGGCAGTTTTGCTAAAATATCTTAGCCCCCGGCTAACATATATTTCAGCAATGGCATCGCTAAATTTAGTACCTATGCCCATTCCTTGAAATTCAGGAAGAACTACAGTACGATGACCACGCCAGTAACTGTGAATATCTCTGTTAGTTGAATGTATCGCGGCATGAAACGCCACTGGTTTGTCACCTATTAGGCCTACATAGTAATGAGCTGATTTACTTATAGCAGTATCTAAATAGTGATACTTACCGAAATATCGCCAATAGTCCTGACTTGTGCTTCGGATGGTGAGTGTAAGTTCTGGTCTTGTCCCCAGTCGAAGAAGTGACCTCCGATTATCTAATACCTGTAGGTCGGTATCGTACACCCAGTCTGGATCTAACCAGTCTATAATATCTCTGTGACAACTTGCAATGTATAGCGGCTGACCTGTGTTGGCACGATCATAATATTTTCGCATACTTAAAGCAAGACTTTTAGCAGTATCGCGATCCACTACTGATGTAAATTCATCTATTATATTGATACCTTCATCTAAGGCTTTGGCCATTTCAAAGCGATGAAACTCACCATTGCTTAATGTTGCAGGTGAGCGGAACCATGCAGGAATAGTACGCAAGCCACATGCCAGTAACAGTTCTTCACCACGTTCAGGCGAACTAAAGTTATCAATAACGGTTACATCCTTATTAATTGTATCAACGAGATTTTTATCAACGGAATCCACTGTACGCAATATTGTACTCTTGCCTGATCCCGATGTACCTACGATTAACACGATCCCTTCGGTAGGCAGGTTGGGAATCGTAACGTTGGGCTCTTTATAGTCCTTGATATCGTACTTCTTTTTAATTTCGTCTAAGTAACTCATTTAATTGAATCTGCCATTGTTTTAAAAATTGCTTTAAGCTCTTCTGTAGTTTTACAATACTTTGTCTGCCACTCTTTATAAAGTTCTGGCTCGGTAGTAGCATTAAAGTTCCAGCCAATTTGGTCTTGACGTTTTTTATCTAAGTTTTCTTGTAGGATCTGTAGACGTGCTTGATTATCACCTTTGATCTTGCCCGAGCCCTGACTTGAGCCTAATGCTGTATAGAATTTATCATTACCATGTTTATCTTTTTTAAAGGGTGTAACTGCACGGGAGTGTATTTCTTTGATTAATTCGTCTTTGGTAAGGAAAAAATATTCAACAGTTTTTTCGTCCCAGGCCTTCATAAAAAGATATCCGGCTAAATCTTCATAAAACCTTAGTTGGCCGCCACCGATAGCATCACCTGACGAAAACGAAACTTTAAGTTCAATATTATTTTTGCCTGGTACTAATTTGTCTCCGGCTACTAAGTCACCAAGATCTAACCCCTCGTCATCATTCTTTTTATCGTAACTTAGAGAGTCTTTTTTCTTAGTACCTGTTTGAAAAGCAACCCAGCCCTCAATAAATTTTTCAGCTGATTTTTGCTTCATAGCATGATAGTATTCATACATTTCTTCGTATGGGGTATCATAGTAGGAATCAATAGATTCTAAGAGACTACGAATTTCTTCGGTCTCTTTTCTGTTTGCTTTAATGCGGTCAAGTAATGACATTTATTTTCCTATTAAATTTCTATTGTACTACCTTTACCTTTAGAATAAAAGATATGATCACCAATTTGTTTAATACGATTATTGGGATCTGCCCAATTTGGTGCCTTGATATAGTCTGCATGATAAAGCAAACTCTTTTCTAAACCCTTGACACGATAGCCTTTAAGTGCATTTAGAGCAATAGTATGACTACGAGCATATAGATCAGGATCGGGCTTGTGCAGTCGTTTTAACAAAGTCCACGAAAATTGATATGGAGCATATACTACAGAACAAACTGTATTACCCCAACGGCCAGCACGAATTCGATTAAGGGTTACGGTAGCCACTGCATATTTACCAATGTCAGTTTGATTGCCAGCTTCATAATAAATGTTTTTAGTTAAACATTCAACATCGTGTTTGGTATAGTTAATACCGTGATTAGTTTTAATAATTATTTCTTCAATTTGATCAACTCGGTTATTTAAAGTTTCAGTTTTAAAATCCAGCCGAATCAACAATAAAGTAATAATTACACCAAATACAATTAATGTCCGATCTTTCACAATCAATACCTCTAAGGTTACAATGATAATACATTGTAGCATAAATGGTATTTGTTGGTCTGTCGTCTTTTTACAACACTCTAACCTATTGATTCGCTTCTAAATTATTTAGGTAAGTAGGCAAATCACCACCATGAAGCTGTAGCATAACAGCATCTTGTTCGCTCATGACCATTAGGTTAGACAAGGTTTTAATAAAGTAAGGTTGGCCAAGCAATCTTTCAAGCTGAAGTAATTGTTTGGGTAATATTTTTTCTTGTAGTTTAACTTCGTGTAGTTTAAGATCGGTGTGTCGTTCAATCCAGGCATAGCCAACTTTGGTTAATCTAAGACTGTTACTGTTAATTGAATTATACCACCATTGATGTCCGACACCTGGCCAGTCGGCACCGGGACTGACCATGTCTATTAGGTCTTGGGTCCACTGGCTTTGAGTTTTACGGTTTGTAGATAGTGTCACCTTGCTTGAGTAAGACTACGGTGAATTTGTCAGTCTTGAATAAGGTGTTGAGTTTCTTGGCCAAGTTGATAGCATGTCCGGAATTACTAAAGCTGCATTTTTTGTACTTTGGTCCTGGATAGGCCACAAGCATATTTGCAGTCTTAAGATTAATAGGTTGGTTGTCATAGAAGACTGCCCAGATGCCTTCGCTGGATAATACTTGGTCACTTTTGTAACTTGACTTGTTTACGTGTTCGAGAAGCACGGTAGGTTTTGGTCTACTCATAATTGAATTCCATCTATACTTTTATTTATCTTAGAAAACGGCGTATATTATTTAAAACCGCCCCCGTCCATGGTAATTTCAACTACTTCATCTGTTACCTGAGGTTTTCCTGATAATTCAGCTATATGTGCTAATAGTGCAAAAATATCGTTGTGTAAATTTCGCGCCTCTTGAGCAGTCAAAATCAGGTTTTTGCCTTGGGTTTGGTTCATAACACGCACTTTATCGTTAAACATCTTTGTGTGTATGCTTAGTTTATTGTCCATTGACTTTCCTTAATTGTTCAGACATGTATTCCTGAGTTTTAAATGGTCCTTGATATTCATATCGATTTAATGTAATTGCTTTTGGACAATAAGCACGAGCCCAGTTATGATTAAATTTAATAATGTAATATCCGGCACAAAAATAACTTTTACTTTTTGCTGTCTTGGTAAAAATTGGCAAATGTTTCTGTACATCAAACAGTACGTTATGCGGTCTATGCGGAGTAGGGTAACCGTAGATTTCATAAATTTTATTTTCTGCTGGTTTGGTTTTTTCAAACTTAACAAATTCAATATTGTATTTTTTACTTAACAATTTAATGTTAGAAAATACTTCACGTTGGTCGTCGTGTACATAAGCAACACCGCCTTCGTCAATGGCCTGGATGGTAGCAATCTTTTCTCCAGACTCCTCTACAATCCAAAATTTATTTTTTACTACAGGTTTGGCTACAATATCATTCATGCGATTAATCCAATCATTGTTATATAAGTCAGTGAATGTAAGTATTGGTCAAATCCCAACAACCACCAAAACTTTTCACTTGTATCTGGTCGCCAGTTATAGCGAGCATTTAGTCGCATCTTTGCCCAATCGATATGATAATGTATGATCATATCTGCAACAGCAAATGTTAATGCTAATTCAACATCAATCCATACAAAGCAGAGATACGTACCGATACCGTGTAGTCCGGCGTGTATTAAGCCACCCGGATGGCCATAGGTGCCTTTGTTTCGCCATTGGTATTCCCATTGTAAAGGAAAGTCAATGACAAAATGTTTTGTAACTAATAAAAACAACATGAATACTACAAAGTTCATATTAACCCTTTAGACAACTCATGGTTACAATCTTGCCAAGCTCTTTGTCAAAGTCGGCATCTTCGCCGATGATGTAGAGCTGTGGTTGCGGTGCTGATTGGCCAAAATAAACACTATTTTGATGATCATTGATTTGTACAACCCAGCCGCCATTGGCCTTGGCAACACTAAAATTAATCGCAGCATTACCATTTATGTTAATAGTTGGTTGGCTTGGCGCTACACTTATACCAACTGCACCGGCACCCAGTGTATAGGTCATTTGCCCTGGGGAATTCATTGTATACGACATTTCTTTTTCCTTTTTATATGCGTTTGTAAATTTAGTTTTGGCCGGGGCCGCTAACCAATTTAACAATCGTACTCTTAGATCTGCAAAAATCATAGTGCTTTTTCTTCCTGTTCGGTTAAAGCTACCATGACTTTAACTTGGTACATGGCTTTTTCTAAATTGGCTACAGCATCGGCAACTCCGGGATGCCGTTTAGCCAATTCCTGCATACGCTGTTCTTCGTGCATTTTTTTAGTAGCCCAATCTAAAGCACTGATGGCCATACCGCTCAGACTAACTTCAGCAGTTTGGTAGCCCATGCTGATCCAACTTGAGCCATCAAAAACTTCCATGCCACTGCCGTTTAAACGGATCATACCCTGCATTGGGTTATTTGCATTGGGGCTAACATAAGGGTTATTACTATAACCACCGTTGACCTGTAGGTACCCATTGTTAGGTCCTGATCCAATACTATTAATCATACTCTTAACAACTCCATACTAACAATATGTCCGATAGTTTTTGCAATATCTTCGCCTTCGGGGATAACGTGGGTAGTGTTATTATTACGATCTGTTTTACGATCGTAGTGACGAATCTGCACAATAGTTCCGCCTTGAGCTGGCATAACATTAAAAGACAAGCCTTCTACGTCAACTGCCCTGGCACCTGTGTTTACCGCAACTTCTACTGGATAGCAGTCTTCTTCCTGTAGCCAGCGTCTTATTTTACGTTTTAACCAATTCATTCTGGATACCTTGCTGTTAAAAAATCTACAAAACCTTGTATGTTATCACTGATACGCTTTAAATCGTATTTGCCGCAGAACTTCATAAACTTAGTTCCAATCTGCGGTATATCTTTTGCTACGCTGTTGGCGGCAATAGTTTCGGCTATCCATAGTTTAACATGATCGGGCTGTGCTGTTAAATCTACTAATTGTACATTACGTAGATAGTCATCTAATACACGATGTTCAACACCGTTATGATCAGTCCAACGCTGTAACATTAGATTATTCCACGCAAAGCCTTTTTTATCGCGGTCTTCGTAGGCTTCGGTGAGCCCAACTTTATTTTTACTTCCAACTTTCCTGACCCCCGGGAACGCACTGAATATGTTGTCTGTGGGGTCACCTCGCATACACTTTTCAAAAAGGATCCAAGCTGGATTAGGGATGGTTTTGTTTTCTTTAGTTTTTTTATCTTTGACTGGGGCACCTTTTTTGTCAAATATGCCTTCAATAGTGTGGAGTTCATCTGCGATCCCGTTGTATTGCGTTACATTTGTTGCTAACAGTTGATGAAAATCTGTGTCGCTACTGACAATCACATGCTCATCCTGTGGGTGTGCCTGTATCCATCCTGCCACCAGGTCATCTGCTTCCAACGACTCGTGCCGGAGAACAGTACAATTGGACTTTTCGTAAAAGAACGTTTTAAGTTCATCAAAACTTTCCCAGAACAAACGATCTTCTTCTTGTTCTGTTTCTGTAAGTGCTGCTCTCGCAACCGCACGGTTTGCTTTATACGGGGCATAGAAATCCTTACGCCAGCTACGGCCTTCTAAACATATTACCACGTGATCGGCCCGTTGATCACGATAGGCTTTAGCAATACTGCTAAGTGTTACGTGTACAGCGAAACCCAAACGGTCCCATGTATCACTCTGACGATGTGCCGCATGACGAGCACGGAAAAAGGTATTGGCGGTGTCTACAATTAGATATTTCATGTAGTTATAATAGCATATATTGATTATTGTGTCAATAACTGTTGGATATATTTTTGGTATAAAAATTTGGCCCAGGCACGATGTGCATCGGCACCATAATGGTATGAATCTGGGCGAACTGTTTTAAATCCTTGATTTTTTAACCAATAATAGTAGGTATAGTCTTGATTGTACGGTTCGATGTAACAGTCATCCCAGTCAAATTTTGGTGGCGGAACTGGCATAGAATGGCTGGTAATTTGTCCTGTGCCAATTGGAGCAAAGTCTGTATAGGTATTAAAAAATAAATGTTTTACGTTGAGTTCGTTGAGCTTGGTGTGAAAATCAAATATTCGATTATGCCAGGCAACCATTTTAAGTTCTCTGGTGACATAGTCCTGATCGATAACCCATTGTTTGTATTTATCTGCTAATTCTGACGGAACTGTATCACTACCCCCGGCGGTAACTTGATAGTAAGTACCGTTGTGTAACCACTCTTCTCGTTCCCAGGTACTCCATCCAATTATGATAAGATCGGGTTTCTGTACAGGCAATCCTTGT